TTTTAAACATTCTTTTAAATACAATGGTAAACTTAAATAATCTTTTATACTAATATCTACTATATCATTTTTAAAATACCTTCTTCCTAATATCATTTGATGTTTATCTCCTTTTTTTCCCGCTTTTGTCATCTTTAAACTTAATATATGACTTTCGTTTACTATGTAATCATCGCCGTTTATTTGCTCTATTTTATACATTTTTTCTATTCCAGTTCCCAAAGCTAATACATTTCGTGGTGTGCTATCATCACCCATTAATTTATCTTCCAAAGTTATGTTTTGCACCATTTTTATTTCTCCATTATGAAGGATAATAGGCGTGTCTTTTGAAAGGCATTTACCAATACCAGGTGGACCTTCAAAACCAAAACAATATCCAGAATTTTCACCATTTATCCATTGTGCTATAATAGTTTCTATTTGTTCTTTTGCATTATCATGACCATATACTGATGAATCTAAATTTGTTTTTACAACTTTCATATATTGTGAAATAGTATCTATTTTATCTGTAATCTCTAATATATTTTTTTCTAATAGTTGAATATTATTATATTCATTTTCATATTCTGGTAATATTTTTAAATAATTAACTAGATGTTCCTGTTCTTTTAGAGAATTTATAAAATTGTTAACATTATTAACTAAAAAATCGATTTTTTTATTAGTAATAACTAAATTATCATAATTGTAATTATTATTACTTATAAAATTGTTTATATTCGTATTTATTTTTACAATATCTGATTTTTTTAATTTTTTTATATTAATAATATAATCATTTTTTATATTATTTAATATTTCCGGAAGAATGTTTTCACTGATATTTTTGATTATTTTTTTTATTTCTATTATAGTATAAATATTTTTTTTGTTAATTGTAATTTTTTCTATATTTTTTAATATAGATAATTCTAATAAAAAAGTAAATTGTAAATTTAATTCTTTTTTTATTGATAATATATATTCTTCTTTATATATTCCAAATGGGATTTTTAATAAACCATCTAAATAATGTCTTGCTTTAGAACCTGTATCTTCACTTTTAGCCTTAATTTCTTTTAACTTAACCATTGCTTTTTCTTTTATATTATTACTTGCTTTCATTAAGCAAATTTGTTGTTCTAGTGGTATTTTCGTTTCATCGTAATTACATAATTGATTAGTATAGTTAATAGTTTGTTTCATAGCATTTTTAAAATAAACTTTACAATGCCACGGCAAACTATCATATAACATAGTTTGTTCTATAGTATCTATTGAACACTGATTATCATTTGATAATAAATCATATAATAAATATGACAAATATTGATATTCATTATCATTAGATTTAACTAATAAATTAATTAAAATATTTCTTTGAACATACAAATCACTATTTAAAAATTCATTAACTATTTGTGAAATATTTTTTTGCTTATAAAAATTATTTTGTGTTAATATTGATATGTATTTGCTATATATTTCATTGTTATTTAATATTAAAAAATCTTTTAAGGTTAAAAATTTTTTGAAATTTTCCCAATTTTCATTTTTATATTCATCGTCTTTTGGTTTTTTACTATCCAATTTAAAATATTTATCTAATATAAAATAATTATCTAAACATGATAATAATATATCATCTACTAAACATGAAATAACATATGTTTCTCTCTTTTTAGAATTATGAATGATAACTTTAATGCCATATACTTGTATTTGAAATGTTTTATTTGTTCTAGATAAATCAAAACATTCTAGGTTATTAACCTGTTCAATTATCATTTTATCATCTACAATTTTATTCTTTTGTATATATTTTTTATTTTTGTTAGTAGATGGATAATAATTTTTCCAATCTAGAATTTTATAACCAATAGGATGGGCGTAATTAATTAGTAAGTTATATTTATCATTATCAATATTATCAATCTTATTATTATCAAGTAATAAAGTAATTAATTTTTCAAAATATTTTGTTCCAGAATTACTAAATATGAAAAGTAACTTGCTTTTAATTTGTTTTATTTCATTGTATATAGTTTCAAAATCAATATTTATATCATTGATTAATTTTTTACTTAATTCATTTAAATTACCCGATAATTTATCAAGACTGTTAATTGTTGTATTTAATTCATTACCTGAAATAACATCCATAAATTTATAATTTTGCATAGCAGAGAAAGAATCTTTTATCATATCCTTCAAAAAAGAAATTTTCTCCTCAATATCCTTATAAATATTAATATTAGATATTACATTGCTCATTATATTATATTATACAAATTTAATAATTTTACAAATTGTTTTTAATTAATTTTATAAAATATTTAAATATTATTTTATACTATTTATAATTACGAAATGGGTATTCCTAATTATTTTGTTCAACTTATCAAAAAACATTCAAGTATAATAAAATATTTTTCTAATGATGCTATTGATATTCATAATTTATATATTGATAGCAATTCTATTATTTATGATGGTATTAATAATATAGTTTATAATAATGATACTAATTATAATTATAAACTATATAAATATGTTTCGGAAAAAATAGAAGAATATATAAACATTATAAAGCCTAAAAACAGAATTATAATTGCTTTTGATGGTATTGCTCCCGTTGCTAAACTAGAACAACAACGCAATCGAAGATATAAAAGTTGGCTTCAAAATAGTAATATTGATAAATGGGATACATGTAACATTACACCAGGAACTATATTTATGCAAGATCTAAATAAATTTATTAGCAATCATTTTAAAAATCATAAAAGTTACAAAAATATTGAAATTATAGTTAGTGGATCAAATATAATAGGTGAAGGTGAACATAAAATATTTGATTATATAAGAAATAATAAATCATATCATAATAACACAAATACAATTATATATGGTTTAGATGCCGATTTAATAATGTTATGTCTTTCACATTTATATATAAGCAATAATATATATTTATTTAGAGAAACACCACATTTTATTAATTCATTAAATAATGCGCTATTTCCACAAGAAAAATATTTACTCGATATTTATGAATTATGTGAAAATATTAAAGGTGATATGTTATGTGAGATAAATACTAATGAAGAATATATTTTAGATTATATATTCATTTGTTTTATGCTTGGTAATGACTTTTTGCCACATTTTCCAGTATTAAATTTAAGAACAAATGGTCTAACATATTTAATTGAAACTTATAAAAATATTATTAGTATTAACAAAGAATATATAATCAAAAATAATAAAATAAATTGGAAAATATTCAAAAAATTAATAAGTGAGCTCGCTATAAATGAAGAAAAATATGGTATTGAAGAAATGAAAATAAGAAACAAAATGGAGAAAAAAATCAAACAGACAGTAAAAGAAGAAGATAAACAATTACTAATGCCTATATTAGATAGAAAAGTTGAAAAATATATTAATATTGGAAGTGAAGGTTGGCAATGTAGATATTATAAAGAATTATTTGACATTGAAATTAATGATGAAAGAAGAAAGCAAATATGTATTAACTATTTGGAAGGATTAGAATGGACTTTTAAATATTATACTGATGAATGTTATGATTGGAGATGGAAATATAATTACGAATATCCTCCGTTATTAGAAGATCTAAATAAATATATACCTTATTTTGAAACAGATTTTATAGAAAATAAAAAAAAGAATAATATTAATGAATTAACACAATTATCATATGTATTACCAAGAAATAGTCTTAAATTATTACCAGATAATTTATTCAAACATTTGATAACAAACCACGAAGAATGGTATCGTTTAGATTATAAAGTGAAATGGAGCTTTTGTAAATATTTTTGGGAATGTCATATTGAAATGCCAGATATAAATATAAATGAATTAGAAAAAATAATATCTAAATTTATTATAAATGAGAAATAAAATTACAACAAAAAACTATAAAAACTATAAAAACTATAAAAAAAGTCAAATGACAAAAAATAAAAAATATAGTAAAAGAAAGTCTAAAAAAAATACAAAAAAAAGTAGAAAAAATAAAAAAGGTGGATTAAATGTAATAGAAGAACAAAAATTTACAAAAAAAGATAACCGCTGGAAAAAAAATAAAGATAAATATAATTCTTTGAAAAAAACTAGTTGCGATGATATTTTTAATTATAATGATTTAATTACAAGATTAGAAAGTAATTTTATAAAGAAAAATAATTTGAAAATTTTTAGTAATACTTATACAATATTTCCATATTGCAATGAACAACTTAAAGGTCCTGCTAGTTTAGATAAAGTGAATGCTCCATTTACTAATTCACAAGCATTATATGCATTACATAAAGTTTTTGAATCTAATTTTTCATCAATATCTCCTGTAATGATTGAAGGTAAATATAGTTCACTAGAAACACTTTCTAGATCAAAAGGAGCTAGTTCCCCTGAAAACGATCCAAAAATGTTTATTAAAACATTAACTGCGTTTAATAAAAATTGTTTTATTGTGAGTCATTCAGGTTTTATGACTAAATTATATGATTATATTTTAAGAAGTTGGTTAATTAAAGAAAGAGATATGTATGGAGATATATATAATAAATATGATATACAACCAACTATGGAAGAAACTTTTATGGAAAAAGGTATTTATGGTGGAGGAATAATGAAACGAATAGGATTGGAAAAAGAACGTAATTATGGTGTATTTGATAATTTAGACATAATACAATTAATATTTGGTATAAATGGAGAATTATTATATATGTTAGTAAGAAGATATTCAAAAAATTATAAATTAGATAATGATTTAGATTTAGATAAAAGCGCATATAAAAGTTTAAAATCGGTATTTATTATGCGTCATTGTTTAGGATGTCATAATATAACTCCTGGACTAACAACTAAAATAGGTCAAGCTTTTAAGCAATCAAGAACTGGTGAAAATTTTGGATATTTAGATTGGTCTTTATGTTTTGAGGATACGGTTGATGAAATGATATCAGTAAGAAAAGATTTACATACTTTATTAGAAATCTATGGAGGATTTAAAAGTTATACTTTTGGTTCTTCTGTAATATTTAGAGCCATCTTAACAAGTATATTAATGTATAATGTTATTTCTAATATAGAAAGTGATACGGGGCAACAAAATACATATATCAATGTCGATCAAGATATTGTAAGTGGATTACAAGAACCAAAAGATCCAGAAACACCAAATTAATTAATTAAGATAAAAAATATATAAAATTCATATTATATTTAAATATATAATATGAGTCAGAAAACAGTATTTACTGAATTATCAAAAGAAACACTCGAAAATTTATTAAAAAATTTAAATGAAGATCAAGCTATTCTTATAAAATTTGGCGCAACGTGGTGTGCTCCATGTCAAAAAATAAAAAATTTATGTGAACAAAATTTTTCTACTTTCTCAGATAATTTAATTTGTATAGACTTAGATGTAGATGAAAATTTTGAAATATATGGTCATTATAAAGTAAAAAAACAAATAAATGGAATTCCAAAATTAATGGTATATTATGGTAAAAATATACATGAGAAATGGTTTTTACCAGATGATTCGGTATCTGGTTCGGAACATATTGTAATTAACAATTTTTTTAACAGAATAAGAAATTATGTTAAATAATATATACATTATCTATTAACCTTAATTTTTGTATAATTTGAACTATAATAATTTTGAGATTATTAATATATAAAAAATATTTTTGTAAAATATATAAATAATAAATGTTAGAAAATCTAGATTTAAATATTGAAAATTATAATTTAAATGATATTTTGAATCTATTTAAATTAAAAAATAATTTTACAGAAGAAGATTTAAAAAACGCTAAAAAAATTGTATTAAAAACACACCCAGATAAATCAAAATTAGATAAGAAATATTTTTTATTTTTTTCATCAGCATATAAAATAGTTTATCAGATATATAATTTTAAGAGTAGGGCAAATGACAAAAATACTGAGTATTATATTGAAGAAGATGAAAATAATAAATTACTAATAGAAAAAATATTAAAAAAAGATAATTTTATTGAATGGTTTAATAAAGAATTTGAAAAGTTAAATGTTAAAAATAGCAATGATGGTTATGAAGATTGGTTGAAATCTAATGAAAATATGGATTATAGAACTACTACAAAAAATAATATGGAACGAGATATTTATGAAAAGAAAAAAGAATTGCGCAGTATTATAAAAAGAGAAGAAGTAAAAACTATTCAAGAATTACATGATAATAATATATTGGGTTCTAAAGAAATACAAGAATATTCATCAGATATATTTGGAAATTTTCGTTATGATGATGTTAAAAAGGCATATGTTGAAAGTGTTATACCTGTAACTGAGGAAGATATAGACAATCAAAATATATTTAATAATTTACAACAAATTAATGATCATAGAAACACACAAAATATATCACCGCTTTCTCTCGAACATGCAAATAAATATCTACATGTTATGAAAAATAATGATGAAGAAATAAATATAAATCGAGCTTATAATCTAGCTTTAGAAAATGAAAAAAATAACAAATTGAATAATGAATGGTTGAAAACTTTACGCCAAATAAAATAACTATATATTATATATGTCAGCAATAGATGATTTACCAGATGATTTACCAGATGATTTACCAGATTATCAAGAATATGAAGAACCAAGCGAAAAAAAATATAAATTAGATATAAAAACTTATAAAAGACCCTATATTTTACCTCATTATATAATAGTTGGACATGGACAAGTATGATCTTATGCTACATTTCAAAATATCTATAGGTGTAATATAAATTATTTTTGCACGAGAGGAAATGTAATGTTGGGATTTATCCATAATCGAGAATTTTTGATTGACCAAATGAATAAAATGTGTAATAAAAATATTATATCAAAAGAAAGATTGAAATATGGAGAAGAAATAGATAATACAGAATTTTCTGCTACTAATGAAATAGAAGAGAGATTGTTTGGTATTTATATATGTGATAACTTAGATGCTCCAATATACAGATTTGTATTAGGAAGGACATATAGTTTAGAAGAGTTATTATATTTTATCAATAATTATACTATCAATACATATCAGCATAATTATTTTGAAGTATCAATACTTGGTTGTAGACCAGTTGATAATAAACCATACACTATACCTACACAAGTACATACAGAAAGATTAACTGGTTCCAAAAGAAAATATTCACAGATAGCTGGAAAAAGAAAATATAAATCAAAAAGAAAATATAAATCAAAAAGAAAATATAAATCAAAAAGAAAATATAAATCAAAAAGAAAATATAAATCAAAAAGAAAATATAATTAAATAATATATATGAATAATTATTACTATGTATTATTTATTGTAATTTTTTTATTTATAAATATTTACTACCATAAATTATTAAATAATGAAAATAATAGTGAAATGAAAAAACATATTGAATATGTTAACAAATATTTAATAAATAATGATAATTTAGAAAATTCAAAACCTTTATTATGGATATATGTTGAAAATAGTAATTCTGTTATTCCAACTAAAAATCAACGCCGATGGTTAAATTTTGGTTCAAGAAATACAAATGATTTAAATATGCCATTTCAAAATCTTACAATTAATAGTATAATAAATAAATGTAAAAATGATTTTAATATTATTATAGTTGATGACAATTCTTTTAAAAATATTATTCCAAATTGGAATATTGATTTAAATAAAGTTGCCCTACCAATTAAATATCATTTACGAAATTTAGCACTAATGAATACTCTTTATTATTATGGTGGATTATTAGTTCCATCATCATTTGTTTGTTTTAAATCATTATATGAATTATATTACAGTTCATTATGTAAAAGTGATATGTTTTCATTTGAGTTTGTAAATAGAACATCAAGTGCTAACGAAAGTAAATTTATTATGCAACCCAACTTTATAGGATGTAAACAAGAATCGGAAAATATGAAAAAATATATAAATTATTTAACTATATTAAATTCAAAAGATTTTGTAGCAGAACAAGATTTTCTTGGAACAGCAAATTTATGGCTAGAAAATAATAATATAATGAAAATTGATGGATTATATATTGGAACAAAAGACGCTAATGGAAAAATGGTTATAGTTGACGAATTAATAAATAATACGTATTTAGATATTCATCAAGACTCTTATGGATTATATATTCCATGGTATGATATAGTTAATAGAATTAACTTTCAATGGTTTGCTAGACTTAATGAAAAACAAGTTCTTGAAAGTGAAACAAATATAGGTAAATATATATTATTATCTAGTCATGGATATATATAATATGTTATATCATATGTAGATTTTGTATAAATTATTTTTGATACAAAGTTAATATTATTTATTTTACACAACTGTCTAATTATAGTCATAAATTTTGAATAATTATCAACATTATAAACATATTTACGTTTAGATACATGATAATAATCTTTTATATCATCAATAAAATCTTTAATAATATCTAAAAAAATAGCTCGCTTATAATATGATTTATTAATCAAATAATAATTATTATTATTATAAGCAAATTTATCTATAAAATTTATTAAAGCTTCTTTTGGATATACTTTTTTAAATATTTGTGAAGTCATATATCTATTAATATATACAAATAATATATTAATAAAAATAATTAAAATATTGAATTATACTGAAATATTTTATTTTAATATATCTTGAATAATTTCTTTATTAAAGAAAGCTAGTTCGATGGGTTCTTCATGATTATTGTAAAAGATGGAGATATATTTACATAATATTTTATTAATTATAATTTTTTGTTTATTATTTAGAATATTGGAATACTTAATATAAATAAAATACTCATCATAAATATCCATTAAAGTATATCCAATATTATAAAAATTATAAAGTATTTTTAGTGATTCATTAAAATTATTTTGCATACATAATTTAGTATAATTTTCTAGTGAGAAATATGATATATTTGAACATAATATATACAAATTTTCTTCAGTTATTGATTTATTATATAATTTGATTTTTTCTAAATAATTAATTATGTTTCTAATAGAATAATTACTTATTTGATATAATTTTTCTTTTACAGAATCTTCTATTATAATGTTTTCTTTTGTTATTATTCTTGTAACAATATTGTCTATTATGTTTTTATTAATGGACTCAAGTTTTAAAATACTCACTCTAGATTTTAAAGTATCGATTATTTTATGAATATTAGAACAAGACATTATAACATTAATATTATTACTATATTTATCTATATAATTTCTGAAAACTTGCTGACATTGTTCATTTATACTATCAATATCATCTATTATTATTGTTTTTTTCTTATCAGATAAAGTTATTGTTTGACAAAAGTTTTTAACTTCATTTCTATAAAAACTTATACCTTGTTCTTTTAAAGAATTTATAATTAATATATCAGAATCAAGAATATTATTTTTATAATATTCTTTTAAGATACATTCGATTAATGTAGTTTTTCCAGAACCAGAATCACCTAAAAATATAATATTTAGTTCATCTATATTTATGTAACTATTAATTAGTTCTTTTAAATTATTATTTGATAAAAAATCATTTAATGTTTTTGGTTTATATTTAAAAATAAAGGGTTCATCCATTATAATATTAGTTAAAATACTATTTAAGTTAATCTATATTATTTAATATAATGGATTACTATAAAATATTAAATATTAGTGAAAATACATCACTCGATGAAATAAAAAAAAGTTATAGAAAAAAAACTCTCGAATATTATAAAAATAATGACAAAAATAGAGAAATTTTAAATGAAGCATATAATTATTTTATACACAATGACAATAAAATAACTAGTTTTAATAATGTTAATATAGATAATATAGCTAATAAAAATAAAATAAAAAATATTGATATAAGTGAAAAAATATATAACGAAAATAGTGAAAGAAATAATAAAGAAATACCCAAAGATATAATAATTAATAAAAATATTACACTTAAAGAATCATATAGTGGTTATATGATTCCTATCAATATTGAAAGAAGTAAAATAGTAAATAATAGTAATTATACCGAATACGAAACAATATATGTAACTTTACCAAAAGGTATAGATAATAATGAAATTATATTATTAGAAAAAAAAGGAAATATTATAAATAATGTAAAAGGAGATGTTAAAATAGTGATTAATATAAATGAAACATACACTTTTTCAAGAAGTGGATTAGATTTATATTATCATAAAAATATATCATTAAAACAAGCATTGTGCGGATTCAAATTTAATATACAATTTTTAAATAATGAAATTATTGTAATAAATAATGAAAAGGGTAATATAATTCATCCAATGACAACTAAAATTATAAAAAATTTTGGCATGGAACGCGATAATATGAAGGGCAACTTAATAATTATTTTTGATATTTCTTATCCAGATTATATTGATAAAAATAGTGCTAATAAATTAGAAGAAATATTCAATCATTTATCATAATAAATATATTTAAATACATATATTTATTATATTAATTAATACAGATATATGAGCACAACTATGAGATTGAAAAAAGAATTTAATGATTTATTTTTATATCCATTACCTAATTGTTCAGCATATTTACTAAATGATAATGATTTATTTACATGGGAAGCTAAAATAATTGGTCCTGAAAATACTCCATATCATAATGGTATTTTTAAATTGAGAATTGAATTTCCACAAGATTATCCATTCAAACCACCAAAAATTGTATTTTTAACAAAAATATATCATTGTAATATTAATAGTTCTGGTGGAATTTGTCTAGATATTTTAAAAGATATGTGGAGTCCAGCGTTAACTGTAAATAAAATACTATTAAGTATATCATCATTACTTGATGATCAAAATCCTAGTGATCCTTTAATGCCAGATATAGCCAATCAATATATAAATAATAAAGAAGAATTTTTTAAAACAGCAAAAAAATATACAGAATTATATGCTATTAAAAAACCAAAATAATATGAAAATATGAAAAATAATATAATATAATATTAGTTATATTATTTTTGTAAATCTAATTTTTAATATACTTTTTCTTAATTTCAGCTGAAACTAAGTAAATGGAATTTTCTGTGCAAATAATTAATACATCTCCCGATTTTAATAAGTTAACAATAGGACTAGTATATTCCTCTGAATTTTTTACTAATAATTTTTCATCTGAATTTTCTTTTACGCCAATAACAACTTTTTTTTCAAGTGAATCTTTCCAGTAATCTAACATAATAGGTTTATCTTCAACAATTGAAAGTTTCGCAATTGATTCCCAAAGAGAAGCTGGTGGTAAACGGAAACTTGTTTTTTCTTCAGCCATTTATATTAGTAAAATTATATAACCTTTAAATACTTATAATTCTAATATTTTAAATAATATATAT